CTTTTTAATTCTTCAAGATTATTTGTACTAATCTTGCGGTTATTTTCAAAGTTTTTTGTTAAATAAAACTGTGCTTTTTCTGGTGTAATAAATTCTAGAGAATAGTCTAAGCCCTCATATACAGTTGAGAGGGCATTTTGAACTTGGGAGGTCATGCTTCCTCCTGATTAGTTAACTTCTGAAGTATTTTTTCATCATGAGTTCTTTCATATTCCTTAAGCATTTCCATATCTTTTTCAATCTGCTTAATTCTTGCAAAAATAATATTGCCAAGTTTTTTTAGCATTATGTCATGTTCAACACCTAAAGTATTGATAGCAAGCTCAAAAGAATGTAGGAACTTATGACCTGACATTGAATATTCATCAAGACTATTTCTATTATCTTTAAAAAATAAATGAACTTTATCGTTCAAAATATCATTGTCAAAATAAAATTCGTCATTATCGTCAAGGTGACGAGTTGTTTTGCTTTGCATGGAAAGTTTCATAAAACCTCATAAATGTTATTGCCTTTATAGTTTATCATTAAAATGTCATCACTTTGTATATGTTCTCGAATCGTAACAATGCTACTTTCGCTTCTTAGTTAATTTAGAAACGGTTTGCTTCACTAATGGCCGTACAAGCTGAAGTACAAATGGTGCAGAAGCACCAACCAAAGCAAGGCTAAAAACCCCAACAAACTGTGGAGCAGACGGAATGTATTGATCTTTCCATTCAACTGCTTCATAAAGAGTTATGCACTCACTTCCATCTTGCCCTCTTTCATGTCCTGTAACACGTTCTAACTTTTTATCGTTACGAAAGTCTCCTACTCTTTGGTCATTTTTACCAGGACAGGGAGGAAAATCTGGTGGGGGTGGTTCAGGTAAGTCAGGAATCTTTGGCTGCTCTGTTTCTGGGAAGGGCGGTGGTTCATTACTGATAGGTGCTTCTTCTGTAATGACCATATTCTCAGGTGTATAGTCAAGAGGTACAAAGCTAGGAAACGGAAAATCACACGTTGTAAATACACCATTTGGATCTTCCAGCAATAAATTACGATTACCAGTATTTTTTATATCACGATGTTGATAGGTACAACCAGGAACATCAATATCTGGTGGTTTTGTAATAGTTAAATAATGAGGAGTATAAGGTTCTGGAACGTCTGGAATATGTATCTCAGGAATATTTATATCAGGTATATCAATCGTAGGCATCTCTTGGTAAATATACTTCTACAAAAGAATGACAACTAGGACAAGAAAGATTAGTTACCATGCTATATTCTCCAGACCTTAATGGATAATCTTCTCCATCCATATCGTGATCTCCTCCCCATATTAATTCAGTCTTGCAGTGCCAGCAATTCATTTTTATGCAACTACTTCTTCTTCCTTCTCTTCTTCTATTTGTAGTTCAATTTCTTGTAGTTTTTCGTGAAAATGAACGTCATCTTGGAGATGAGCTTTCTTTTTAGGTATTGCTATAGAAGGACCTGTCATATCAGGTAAGCCTTGATCTAACATTTTAGGCATCATTCCAGAAACATTATCAAGAACTTCATTCATAACTTTTGATTTAAACTGTTCTGATGTTACATACTTATAGCCAAAATAAGCAGTGCCACTCATTGAGGCTACCATTATAAATGAGATGATACTCAACGTGTTTGCGACCTTTTGAAACATTGATTTAAAATGATTAAATTAGCAATTTTGAAAGCCATGTCTGTTATGACATTAGCAACTTTACTCTTAATTATAGGGCTATCACCGTTATACGTCACGCTTGGACTATTACAACGACAATTGATAGAAAAAGTTAAGTAGTTTTTTCTGTCATTTCTTCAAGAGTAGCAATAGCACCTCTTAATTCATAAATTCTTATTTTACAATTTTCTACCACTTGAGTAGCTTTAGTGTAATTTTCTTCCATTTTTTTAATTTCGGCATTTAGTTCCGCTAACTTTTTTTTTGGATCAGAATTAGAAGTCATAAAATCAATTTGATATTACTTTAATATAATACCAAATAATTTAAATTTCAACTAAGAAGGTCTTTTTGGATAGTCATAATGTGTTATATCCTCAACAAGTGTTTGATAACTAACAGTTTTGGTAGTTGGCATATCTCTTAATGCCTGTCTGTAAGTTTGCCATTCTTTTTTCTTTTCGTCTGTTAAAGGAGAGTCAGGGCTTTGTGTCCAATCTGAGCTATACAATAAGTCATTTCTAGTATCTCTAAACCACTTTTCCCATTCCTGTTCAGTTGGTGTATTGTCAGCTTCTTCTTTATTTTTAGCAACTTGCCATTCAACAAGACATTGATTATATGGAGTTAAATCATCTATAAAAACATTAGGACTATTATCAACAAACTCTAATTCTCCTTTATCGTTATCCCACTGGATTGCATGAATATTTTGATCTATATAACTTAAATCATTAACAACATAACCTTCTCCGTCTTTAATAACGACATTATCTGGTGTGATTACTGTTAATTTCATTTAACTATCCAATAAATTTGTAATGTCTACATCAGATATTCTAGTCGGCCTCGGCGTTGCTGGCATATCCATTCTTCTAACCATTTCATTTCTAAATGATTCAACAGCAGCACCAGACATTCTTGTGCTTTGACTATTTTCGATAGCCAGCATGGGAAGCCAAGCTACAGCACAAGCCCAATCTTCTACGTCTTTACCTGTCTGTGGGTTTGTTCCCTGGACTTTTGTAAACCAAGCACATTGTAGTCCTATACAGGTTTTACCCATCAAAGGACAAATATCTCCACTTTCAACTTTAATTGTCATTAGTCTTTTTGTGCAATGATAACGTCTAAGTATCTAACTGCCAAGTTTATAGACGTACCAGTAAATGAGTGGTTATGTGCTGATCCTGTAAATCCGTGGTTATGAGCATCAATCGAGTGACTATGATCTGAGCCTATGTAACTATGACTATGTGAATTTCCAGTAAATGAGTGACTATGTGCGTTTATTGAGTGACTATGTGAGTTTATAGTATGGCTATGAGAAGAACCAGAAAAGCCGTGACTATGTGAACTTGAACTTCCTGCTTGTAATAAGGTATTAGAATTAATATTTCTATTTCTACTTCTGTCTGTTGTTCTAGGACATGAGTGGTTGTCATTAGCTGGAAAACCCTGTGATCCTACTGAGTTTGAGTCACTGTTAGTAGTTTTAACAGTGTGCCTATGAGTTGGCATTTGGGATTCACTTAAAGTATGATTATTTACCGAGCCTCCTTGAGTAGTGCTGTTTGTATTATTTCCACCACTGTTAGTATTATTTCCTCCATTTCCTATCGAACCTCCTTGAGTTACAGTTGAGATAGAAATATTTGTTATTGTTGTCGAGTTTGAATTATTACCGCCATTCCCTATCGTACCGCCCTGTGTAGTATTTCCGAGAGAACCAGAAACGCCTTTACTTGCAAAAGCAGTTGTGAAATCTACTGATCCACCAGAACCAGCCGTTCCAGATACTACTCGTAAGGCTCTTTGGTTCGTATCACTTGTGTCTTTAGTCCAACCAGTAGGTGCTGATGATTGTTGGAATATCATGCGAGTTCCTGATGGAAACGCAGTTACTTCAGCACTACTGCCTTCTTTACCTACTAAAACTTTACCCTTTGAACGATCTGGTGCATTTGCACCACCAATACCTGTACCAATACCAGCATTTAACCAAATATTACCAGCCGATTCGATGGCAACAGCATCTTTTGGAGTACCACTAGCATCATCATTTTGTGCTCCTACTACAAGAACACCATTTTCAGCATTGCCACTATCATTTGCATAATTATTGTTATCGTCATACCACCATAGGTATCCAAAATCTGAACTAGCGTTTACTTTACTTCTGAAGATTATTCCAGTTTTACCACCTGATCCACTTGGTTGAAGATTTAAACAACCAGCCGTTACTGATGGAGCTTCATTTTTAGCCGCATTTGTTAGTGTATGTGAAAAACTATCAGCTTCATCTGACTTAAGAAAGCTAGATGCGTGTTTATTATCAACAGTATCGGCATTAATATTAAGAGCATCTATATCAGATTTTGTCTGATCGGCAGTAGCTCCTGCTTCAATTCCATCTAATTTACTGTGATCTGCATTGGTAAAGTTTTGATCTGTTTGTGATGGTAGGTTTGTTAAATTTGATCCATCTCCATATAAAGTGTCAAAATATCCGTTTCTTACTCTTACGCTATTCGTACCAATATCAAGAAGCCCATCACCGTTAATTGGTATAAAATGACCATCACCATCTATTCTCCATCTACTTGTACCACCTTCTCTAAAAATTATTCCACCTGTACCACCTGATATATAAAACGTATTATTAAAAAGTTGAATTTTACCTGTAACATCACCTGTCCAGCTGGAACCATTAGTAAATCTAATATCACTATCTGCTGCAAGTGTAATTGCACTAGCACCACCGTTAAATGTTACATCTCCTGAGAATGTACCGCCAGCCAAAGGCATTTTTGTTGCTATTGAGTTGGTAACAGTTGTTGAGAACGAAGCGTCGTCACCCAAAGCAGCCGCTAATTCATTTAAAGTATTTAAAGTTGAAGGGCTCGAATCAATCAGATTTGATATTGCTGTAGAAACAAATGCTGTTGTAGCAATTTTAGTTGTACTGTTTCCAGCCGATTGGGTCGTTGCTGTGTCTAATCTCGCTGCTGCTACTGTTCCAGAAGAAATGTTTGATGCGTTGAGTGCTGTTATATTTGAACCAGCACCATATAATGTGTCACCATAAATATTTCTCCATCTAACTGAACTTGTACCTAAGTCAAAACTACTATCGCTTTGTGGGTGATGATGTACAGAAGTTATTTTTGTGTCATGTGAACACCTAAACATTTCTGTCATGGTGTTTGAAGAAGCATTGCCATCTACTCCACATTGAACGACAAAATCTGCTGTTCCTTCTGCTACTTGACCACCACCAGCATCTTGTGCTTGTGCACCAATTTTTACTTGTGGTGTAGCATTTGCGTTGGCATCTCTAAAAGTAAAATCAATCCAAGTATATTCTGTGCCTATATCAGCAATGTAATTGTCAAGAGTTAGTAAGGTTGTAGCTCCATTATCAGTACCATTAACATCAATAGTAACCGCAGACGTAAAAGTGGTATCTTGAATTTTTCCAAATAAATTATCAGCATATACTCTGTTAAACCTAGTAGAATTAGTACCTAAATCTGTTGTACCATCAAGCTCTGGTAAAATATTTCCATTAAAGGTGACATCATTATTTGAGTATGGATAAGAAAATACTTCATGCCTTGCACCATTAACCCTTCTATAAAATGTGATCCTATCGCTTTCTTCACCACTAGCCCAAGCTGGACTACCGTCACCGTTGTAAGATATACCACCACCCTGCAAACTTGTCGAACTCTGCATTAATTCAATGGCTGCGGTTGCTTGTGCGTTTGCACCACCAGTTGCTAAAAATAATGCTTCTCCACCAGAATCAGCTTCTAGTCTTATTGTCGAACTTGTACCACTATCAACAGTTAAATTGCCAGACAAAGTTGTGTCGCCAGCTACCTCAAGTCCTGTTCCGTTTATTAGTTTTAAATCTGTGCTTGTAAGTCTAGCTCCAATGTTATTAGAACCTGCTTTTCTTAATGCAAATTCAATTAATCCATCTTCCGTTCCAGAACTAGCATCATCAATCTTTCCAGTAACTTTTGCATATACTTCTTTGCTTCCGTCATCACTTTCGCCAGTAAATTTAAGCTGTCCAAGATAATCTGCATCTGCTGGTGATGCACTGTTTCTATAAAGTTCAATTATTGGGGAAGCAGAACTACTAGCATCAGTTGATGTAAGTATTAGATCGCCTGTTCCTGTTATATCCCCTGTTACGCCAACACCTGCTGATTCCGTTTTAAGTCTTAATGAACCGCCATACGCTAACTGTACTGTTCCATCATGTTGTAATTTTATTTCTGCTCCACCTGTGGCAGCATAAGTAATATTAAAATCAGCGTTATTACTATTATCTTCAAAACTTAAAAATGCTTGGTCATGAGCATTTGTAATATTTAAACTACTATTATTCCCTCCAGAGCCAGTTATTTTAATTTTGCCTGTTGTATCTATATTTTGCGATCCAAAATCAGGAGATATTTTCGTACCTGCTATCGCTGCATTAGAAGCTACTTTTGCATTGTTTATTATTCCATCATCAATAGTAAAAGTCGCACCACTATTGCTGACAGTTATATCTCCCTTATCTCCATCGCTAACACCAGCAGCAGCACCTATTTCTGCAATAGTTCCATCATCTTTTTTAGTAAACAGACTCGCATTGTCTGTCCGTAACGCTACCTCTCCAACTACTAGATCACTGGCACTTGGGTCGCTGCCTGAACCGTTCTTTAATTTAATTTGATTAGCCATGAGCTATTACCTCCTAGCTCTAATAAGATCCACCGTCTATATCAAAGCCAGATACACTTCCATTTTCTAGAAAAGTAACAAGGTCGGATAAAGCAACCTGTACCATCGTACCGCTATCATTTATAACCATACGATCTGTTGTTGCTAAAGTTGTCGATGTTGCACTCGTAGATCCGTCAACTATATTCAATTCTGCTGTACTTACTGTCGCACCATCTAGGATCTGTACTTCTGTTCCTGTTAGATCAGCTAAAGCATCTGCCGTGCCTTGAGCCATAGTGCTAAGTTCTGTAAGTTTATCAGTGTGAGGCTCAACGTCTGTACCAATAACAAGACCCAATGAAGTTCTTGCAGCAGAAGCACTTGTGGCTCCTGTTCCTCCGTCTGAAATAGAAAGCGTTCCTGATATAGAACTAGCATTTAGATTGACAGCAATTTTTGTCGATTGAATTTCAAGACCGCCATTAGCTTTTAAATCTACATCTAATGTATTTCCAGATTTTTGTAGGCCATTTCCTGCTGTAATCTGACCAGCACCAGAGAACTGAGCAATAGTAAGATTATTTGTTCCTACTACAGCACTTCCATTATTAGAAGTACAAACAAAACCATTCTCAGCATTAACTGTTCCCTGCTCAACAAAGGTGAAGAAACCAGCAGCGTTAGCACCAGCAGCTAAATCCGCAGCCCTGGCTGGTGACGATCCAACAATATAGATACCATTTTGAGATTGAGTAGATTGGTCTTTGACAAGAACACGATCTCCATTGGCAAGAGTGACGCCATCTAATGTATCGCCATTATTAAGAGCAGTAGATATTGTAATGTTTGCTGTAGTTGCAGCTTTAACAGAATCTTTTACATCAAGTCCTTGAGCAGTTGCCTCTACAAAACCTTTGGTCGCAGCATCTTGAGCATTTACTGGATCGGCTACGTTTGTAATATTTTGAGAGTTATAAGACACGCTGCCTGTAGGAGCAGCCATCTGATCTAATCTATTTGTTCTAACTCCTGCATCGAAATCACTGATCTTTGTATGTGCTAAAGAAGGTATATCATCTGAAACTAAAGACCTAAATGTAGGTGCTGCATCTGATCCTGTTGTTGGTCCTGATAATATCTTATTTGCATTTATTACTGTATCTTTATCAAAAAACTTGCCCTCTCCACCAATAGGTTCAATAGTTGTGGCAGAACCATTCGATCCCCCCGTTCCAATTCCTATGAATAAGGTTTTACTGCCTTCAGCAAAAGCTAACTCAGCGTTTTCAAGAGTAGTGGGTGCTGATGAGCCAGTGGATCTTTTAATCCTTAAGGTGTTAGCCATTTCAGAAATTTCCTCCGTCGACGAGTGTTAATTTGGTAGTAGTTGCATCTGCTTTAAATGTAGCAGAAGTTGAGTCATAGTAAACAACAGAGCCGTCAACTTTCGCAGATTCATCTAGGTCTAGACCCTTTGGACCCTGCGGACCTCTGGTGGCTACAGTAACTACAGTTGTATCACCTTCATTAACTGTAACATTATTCTTCGTGGTTGAAATGTTAACAGAAGTCATGCTGTGTAACCCTCACTCATAAAGATGTCTCCTTCTAAATAATACTCTTTTAATCCAGAAGGATTAGTTAGTAATACATCATATTTTAATAAATTAGGTGTAAATGTCGCTGTTTGTACATCAGTAAGAGCTATATCTACCGTTCCAGTTGTCCTATTCGTATATGTCACTGCCCAATCAGCAAATTTTGTGGTTCGTGTTTCTTCCCAAACCTGTGCTTCGACAGTATATCCAGTTAAATCTATTGCATTATTACTATTATCCTTAAAAACGATCTGAATACTATGATCCGTTCTTCGCTGAATAGTCATGTTGTAAATTCCAGGTGTAACTGCCATAACTAATATTTAATAATGTACATTAATGCTACATTACGAGGTCTGGTTTCTGACCCTCCAGTATTATTCACAGTTGTAGAAACGCCTACACTAATTCCACACTGGGTATTATTCATAAATTGTCTAGTTCCTAAAGGACCTAAACCCTGACCATTACCGCTTCCATAGTTACCAACAACCCTATCATTAACAGCAAGAGTACCACCGTCTGCTGTGCTGTTGTTTGAGGTGCCAGTTGTAGGGCTATGATGATGCGATGGATCAGTAACAGTTGCAGTAGATGAAGCAGTATGATTATGGCTTACAATATCGCTTGATTGAGTTCCTCGAATTGGTCGACCTTGATCTCTTGTTGAGTCAGTAGTATTACTTGCCCAACCTCTAACAAATTCTCCTCTAAGATCAGGTAAACTATTTCCTATTTTATTTCGTAAATCTCCAAGTAAATTTTTATTTACTCCTTGCACTGAACCATTACCAGATATACTCTCACCATTACACTCTAAATAACCATCTGGTACGTCTGATGTAGCCATGCAAAATACTGCCGCCACTGGTACAGAAGCGACAGCTTCCCACGCTAATGTTGAATTAGCACCGCTACTACTAGCAATTTTTAAAAAACCTCCGTCTACTTTTGTCTGCGGTAATACATAAGTCCTGCTTTCACCAATATTGTCATTGGCTGTTAAACCTGTGAAGAAAGTTTGAGCAGCATTTTTTAGTTCTAAGTTACCACCAAAAGTTATTTCGATTCCATAACTACCAATACTAGCTCTAACTGCTGAGCCAGCTTTAAAAGCCATAATATCTGATCCTGCCCTGTAAATACCTGTATCTGTATCCCCAGCAAAACTAATAGCAGGAGTTGAACTGTTATTTGAATTACTAAATAATACTTGTCCTGAAAATGTATCTCCCGATCTTTTTACCAATCCTAAATTATCTTCATCTAGATTCCCTACTTCATATAAAGTTGCACTACCTGTAACTCCTCGTTGAGCTAAATTACCTCCACTTGTGCCTCTTATAAATAATTTCTTTGGTGTTCCACTATCTTCGGCTATAAATTCTGTAGGTAATAACTCGCCACCTGAACTTAACGGACCATAGTTATGTGCTGCTACGGATTTAATAGTATCTTGCATATCCTCTCTGACTACTAAGCCAGAGGCATTTTCTATGTCTTTAGTACCTCTTTGAAATGTTGACACTACAAAAAATCTTTTACTCTATATTACACGCCTTTACCGTAACCGACAGCCTGAAATGTAAATTTTTTATTTACTGGTTGATTATTAGAATTTTTTATAATTAAATTAAAACCTTTACCATTTATATTTGCTCCTGCTGCATTTAAAAAATTACCATTTGAATCTTGTTTAATAACAAAATATTCACCACTAGCAGCATTAGCAATAGTTATTCCGATAGAAGGCAGAAGAGTATTAGCATTTCCTAAAGCTGTTGTTCCTGTAAAAAATGGGTTAGCAAAAGTTACATCTACTCCATTAACTGAAGTACCCGAATCTATAGGAGTAGTAACACTTTCATTGCTTGAATTTAGATGTGATCTTTCAGTTCTTGATTCAAACTCAGCAATAACTCCAAGCTCCTGCACGTTTACATTATTTGCAGCAGAACCAGATTCTAATGTGCATCTAAATTTAAACCCTCTACCTTTATACGTTCCATTGGCAAAAGTTTGGTAGTTACTGTATATAGGAGAACCAGTACCAGGATCATCTTGAGTTATGCTGACAGATAAAAACGCACTTACGTCATCTATAGCAGGGCCATCAAAGTTGCCATCTGTTGCATAATTGTTCCAAAAAGACCCTGCTGGTATCAAAGTATCTATTGTATTAACAAAGTTAAAAATACAAGCGGTAGCTGAGGATACGGTAGCACTTGGCACTGCCTCTATTTGAAAACTGGTAGTAGTGAGATTATTGCTTATTACTTTATAAACACCACTTGTTGATCCACTGCTAGGTGTGAAATTAACATAATCTCCTGCTGATCTTCCATGAGCAGTAGCACTTCCACTTGAATCTAACGCAGTAATAGTTACTATAGTGCCAGATTGAGTATATAAACCATTTATAAGTTGACCCCCTACACCAAAACCAAATGCTTTAATGATTCTTCTGAAATTAACAGAAAAAATAGCACCTAAATCTAACGTGACGGCAAAATCATAAAATCCTCTTAAACCTCTATCAATACTTACACTTCCAGAAGTATTAACACTACGGTCTGCTACAACTGTAAGAGTATTTGCATTTTGAACAGAAGCAACTGTATAGTCTAAATCTTCTGCTTCTCCCCCAGAAAAATTAAACTTTAAAAATTCTCCAACTTGTATTCCATGGTTTGTAATTGTACAAGTAATAATTTTACCTACTTGACTATAGGTTCCAGACTTTACAACTGTTACATCTTCTAACTCTAAACCTCCTGCATTTTTTACCGTGTTTCTTTTATTTCCTGCAAATGAATTAGGTAAATCTGTATCTTCCCTATCATTCATTACAATCTTGGAATCTATTAAATCAGGTAAATCAACAATTACGCTGGTTTCTTCTGTACTAAAACGACCTCCATCATCTTGAAACTTTAAAATATATTCTCCTTCCAACAAAGGTACGGTAACAGAAGTACTATTCCCTGGAATTGCTTTTATAAGATCAACTGAATTTTGAAACGTACCTTGACCATCTGTTTGTGTGCTATGCCTTACATACACTCTTCCACCATGTATAACATCAGGATCGGTAGATAAATCCCATCTAAGTCTTACATCTTTCGAATCAATAGGTTCATAACTTAAGTTTCTTACAGGACCAGGAATTTCTGATTTACCTTTTGCGTTGAAAGTTATATTTGTAGAAGTCGTTGATAAAGTAAAAGCAGCATTATAAGAAAAAACTTTAATTTCATAAGTTCCTGCCTGACTATTTAGTATTTCAATATCAGGTCTAAAAACTGTTTCACTTACCCAGTTTGTATTATTAAATCTATATTGTACAAGATATTGACTAACACCTGTTCTTACTTCCCAAGAGACAATAATTTTTGATACAGCTAAATTATTAATTACTACAATTTTTTCTACAGCACCTAAACCAGTAGGAGGTGCTTTAGGAACATTTAATAAAGATATAGTTCGTGGTGTTAATGCTTCATCTTGTTCAATATTTGCATATTTACCGTCTACATAAGTTAAAGCTGTAATTGTATAGTTAACATCATCTTTCTCTTCGATATTAATAACTCTAAAAGTTTGAGCATCTACAGCACCAGGTTGCCCATCAAACTGTGATTCACTGGTTAACATCCAAATTGAATTATCATTTGGTTCTTCAGTTAAAGCAGAACCTAAATTTATTACATTACCAGAAATAGTAAAAGGTTTATCTTCAACTATTCCACTAGGCAACATTACAAAACATCGTGGATTACTTCCAGCGAAACCAGATAAATCTTTTATGTTATCTACTGTTATTGCAGTGGTAGTTGCTGTTTTTATTCTTCCTGATCTCCTTACACCACTTCTTACTGGATCACTAATTTTAATAACACTACCTGGTCTGACGATACCCCCTGCGTCTATTGATGTAGTAAAAGTAACTACTTCACTTTCTTGTTGTTCACTAAATAAAACAGCTTTACCAAGCCTTCGAGCTTGAGTCCGAGAAGTACACGCAAAAGCTTTTATTCTTTTAATAACTCTACCAAATTTTTCTATAGCAACATCATCCTCTACTACTTCATAATCTATTTCCCTACTATCCATATTGAAATATCCAACACTTACAACAGAATGTCTTTGCCTTAAACTGCTACCTGAATAAGAAAAGCCCTCCTCTCCAACATTTGACAAACTAAATAAAAAACTTGCGTCAGTTTCTCTATCCTGAGATAAAGTAAGCTCACCAGATTGCCATACAGGAAAAGCTCGCATAACACCAGCAAGCTCATTAATAACAGAAAAAGCTTCTCCTGATCCTTGAATACTTACATTACAACTAAATCTAGGTTCTTTTGCCTGACCTGGAGGTTCAATAAGTGCACTTGCATAATGAGAAGCATTGAAATAACTATACAAATCTATATTTTCAAACAAATCAACGTCTGAAGGATTATCTGGATCAAAATTAGGTGCAATTTGATCTCCTAGCCCATACCTATGATTAGTCATAACATCAAGCAACACCATCGCAGGATCGCTGCACCATTGGGCTGCTCCCATAGTTCCATTAAAAATATACCCATCTGGATAGTGTATAAAGCCAAAACTACTTACAGTTCCAAGTTGCAGAGCATCTGCATCAGCTTGATTTCTAACTACGCTAGGAGTTCCAGAGTTATTAGCACCTGCTCCTGGAATCCTTACCTTTATGCCACGAATACGAAAAGCTCTCTCTGGTATTGATCTAAACTGTTGAGAACTTAATCGTAAAGTAGAGTATGCACAATTTGGATAAGATTGAGAGCCATCAACTATCTCTTCCATTCTGACCACAGCAAAAGTATCTTGAAATACATCTGGATCTCTGTCATCTGTTTCTCTTGTAACTTTTACTCTTGCTTGACTATAAGTATTAGGCAAATTTATACGATATTCTTTTGAATATGGATCTGCACTTCTTCCTTTTATTGTGTCATCAATTTTCTCTACAAACAAACCATTATCAACTTGTAAAAATATTTTTAATTGAACTTCTGCACCCTCAATATCACCATTATCTTTAAATTCTTGTAACGCATCAAAAGTAATTGTTATTTCTAAACCATCTTTTCCTGTGCTTAAATTTGGGCTTAAAGATGGACCTGAATTAGTACCTCCTGTTGCTTTACTTATAGGATTACTATGAGTTGGGCTTACAGCAGTAGATATTTTTTCAAAAACTGCATTTTCTACATTTTTTACATCTGTTTGATTTTCTTCACCAAACCGAGGTACAAAAGTAACATCCTGAAAACTAAAATCAGATTCTTCAAGGTTATCTAGTTTATCAGCAAATTCAGAATCACTTAAAGTTGTATTTATATTTAAAACAGCAGAATCATTTAAAAATATATCCGTTAAACAAGCATTATTATAATTAGCATTGTTTCTAGCAATTCCTCTTAAAGATGGAGTTGCAAAACCCTCTATCTCACCTTCAGACACTAAATCCTGAACAGTGGCAAATTCTTTACTATTAAGAGTATCTTCAGCCCTTTCTGGTTGCCTACTTGATGCTCTTCCTTTTGCTCCTCTGATTATTTTAGACATAAATTATTCCTCCTTTGTAACTATTTGATTTGTATCAATACCTGCTGAAATTACCACTGATCCTGTAACTATTTCTCCATAACATAAAGGTATAGTTGTACCAGCTCTTGATGTGTTTTGAACACCAGAAAAACTAAATGATACTCTAGGATCTTCTTCATTTTCAAATTCTTTAAATTTAGGTAATGGAAAAAGCATTTCAGTTACACCCTGAACTGCTAAGGCAATACCTATATTTCCAATAGCTGCTTGAAATCCACTAAATCCTTGTGCTGCTGTAAATCCTAACCCACTAAAATTAGCACCAGGCATTGCAAATGCTAGTCCAATCATTGCAACTCCTAGTAATGTTTTTCTAAATCCACCACCTGCTCCACTAACGACAGGAACTATATTTACATCAGATTGACCTATTGGATCATGTAATTCGTCTGCTCCTACATCATTATCATTAATGATAATTTGATAATATCTATCATTCATATAAGCCTCAATTCCTTTAAAATTACATACAAGAAATTTTATTGCTTCAGCAGAAGAACTTACAACAGCATCAAATTCCTTATGCCCTACAAATTCAGCTAATTCTCCATGTAATTTAACTTTTCGAAGCATAACGATACCTCTTACCAGTGCATTTGTATAACCATGCAGAATATGGTTCTCTACAAGATAGTCTATCTGCTAAATGATGTAAAACCATATCTCCTAAAAATATAGCTACATGATTTAAAGTTGGATACATTATTGACATTAATAATACATCACCTTTTTCTAATCGTTCTTCAGGTCTTAGTTCTCTAAAACCTGTTCTCCAAGCATAACTTTCAAATAGTGGATCAAATAAAAATTCATCAGGAGTCATGTTTCTTTCATAATCCTTCAACTCAATTCCTTTTTCTTGTTTATACCAATCAACAACTAAGCTCCAACAATCAGTGACTCCCCATACCCATTTTCTACCGATTAAAGGTGCTTTATATCCATTAGGTTCTAAATATGACCATTCTTCTGATTCTGGATTAACGATATACCACGGTAAATTACTTTTCTCACAACTTACTCGATCTGCTTGACTAGGTTCTGGTGAACAAATGGGATGACTATGAACAATACCAACTATATCTCCTAAATTATCTGCTTTTACATAATCTTCTGGATCTAAAATAAATTCTTGATGGCTTGTTATTGATAAATTTTGACAGGGATAATATCGTTTTTTACCTTTAATATTTAATAAAAGACCCACAGATTCTTTTGGATTTTGGTCTTTCGCATGAACCAATGCGTCATCTTTCCAACTCATTGAACAAACGTACCAATAGCAGGAAATAACTTCCTAGTACATTGTCTTTTAGGTATCCTAACACCAGCCAAATCAGAAGGAGCAGCTAATTCAAATTCTACAATTTCTCTATTTTCTGTTGCTTTTCTATCTACTAAATAAATTTCTCTTTTATATTCAGCCGTTGGGTCTGGAGTTCCATAAGGATTAGCAGCAGGATTGCCTCCGATAGCAGGAAAATTATCAGCATCTAAAAATTTTGTTTGAGTTCTAATTCTTGTTAATCTTGCACCTGTTAAATCGTTACCCGTATTAAGAGCACCCGATACCGTATTACTATTTACTGCATTTAATATTGTAGATATAGTTCCATACGCATTACTTACAATAAGTTTAGGTCTTGGTATCTGTCCTTTTCGATAAGCAAAACCTTCTGCAATAATAGGCATCCTAAAGTAATTCTTACCAGCCCATATTATATCTGAATTAGAATTTGCATTAGTTCCCGAATGAAATCTATAAATATTAGTCTCACTATTAGAAATAGGAAGTCCTGCGTTACTTCCGTGTAAATTTGTAAATAAAGTCAACACAAATAATTCAATTACTGCTGATGGATTTATAGGTTGCAGAGAACCAAATAAAGCATTTACAGCTAAATATTGAACATTAGAAGAAGTAGTGGTATTAGTATCATAAGCAATCTGTCCTAATTCTTTAGGCCAATTAGGTTCACTACTTCCTGTCGTACCAGCAGTTGTTACTTTAAAAAATAAACCAGCAACTCTTTTGCTTTCTGTAGGAGCAATTAATGTATTTAGCGATAAACTAGCTCCTGCTGACCAAACGGTAGCTGTCGTCATGGTTCAAATACCTGTCTAAATGTTGCTTGTATTATTGCTCTGTTTACATACGGAATTGTCTTAGACCAAGTTTCACAAACAAACTTAAACGTACTTGCTTCTCCTGGTGGTTGAAAATCAAAACTTGTACCTTCTTCTCCACGATCATCTAAAAAAGCTTCCATTTTTACTGCATCTGCTTGCGATACATCAAAAGTAAAAGTAAATACTCTTGGATTTTGATTTAACTGTAAACCAAAAACTATTCTTTGTTCATAACCATCGGCAAAACGAACTATACGAGTATTTGGTTTTGAAACTTTTCTTTGACCATATTTAGGAGTCGTTGCACCTGTGGTAAGCCCTCCTCCAATTGAATCATCAAAAGTAGCCATTATGTAAGTAAACCTCCTGGTCTTTTTTGCTGTACTATTTCAGATTGTACTGCTGCTGAAATAATACGACCAAGCTCCCTACCTTTTTGTTCATCACCTTCAACAGAAGAACCAGAAGCATCTACATTTACAACTATATTTGTTGCACCCATAGCATGATTTGGAGTTATTCTACCTGACACACCTGGGCTAAACAACTCAGGGCCACGTTCTCCTACAAGATAACCACCTCCTGCTGTTACAGGTCCACCATTTGCTCTTGGTTGAATTTTGCTATGACCAACAACGTGTCTATTAAGTTGATTAGCAGAAATTCCAACTCCTTGCTGACGCATACCAGCAGGATTACTACTCATACCTGTGCCAAAAGTTGGATCGAGAAAATTACTAAACAAGCCAAAAATACCTGATCTTATTTGTGCTGCTAACATTTGTGCTGCCATATCCAAAAAATGATCTGCTGTGCGTTCAAATAGATTTCTTAATGCTTCTTGTGCCGTCATTGAACCTTTTATAAGACCCTTAAATGATTCAGAAAAACTATTACCAATACTTTTTCCTAAAGCATCAATTTGAGTTAAAGGATCTAATAATCTGTTTAATTCATCAACAGGAGCTTTAATAATTGCTTGTCTTTCTAATTCTGCATTAAATTCTTTTTGTATTCTTAATCTTTCTTTAGCTTGTGCAATAAGAGCATCAAATTCTGCACCTGCTTTTTTAGCTTTAAGTTCTTCTAATTCATCTACGGACATAAATCCACCACCACCTAATATTCCTGCAGATGGATTTTTAAGTTTAAATTTCCCTCTAAAAGGATTTAATTTTTCAAAAAAACCAACTTTTTTACTTTCTTGTTTTATGATTTCTTTGTTTTTATCAATAATATTTCCTAGTAACTGATCTTGAGCAGCAGTAGCATCTTTACTTTTTAAAGTCTCTAAAGCACTAATAGCTTGATTTATACCAAGCTCTTTTGACAATCCAGGTAATGCACTAATAATTGAAGCGTTATCTTTTAATCCAGCAAAAATATCAAAAGTTCCTTCTGATCCAAATGTTTTTAATAAAGTAATTCTCGCAGATGCTTCAAACTGTTTAAATGCTTTTAATGCTTCAAGTGCTTCATCTTTTGTCATTCCAAGAGATTTAGCAAATTCAGCTACTTGTTTTGCAGTAAATGTTGATGTACCACCTGTTGCTTGAATAGAAACATTTAATTTATCAACTGCTTTTCTGAAATCAATAGTTTCTTGTATTCTTGATGCAATCGCAGTACCAGCTATAGATAAACCAAAACCAAACCCTCCACCTAAAGCACCACCAGCTAAACCACCAATACCACCACCAGCAGCAGCTAAAGGACCTTGACCAAAGAGTAAAGGAAAACCTCCACCAATAAGACCACTAGAAATAGATCCTGATAATCTTCCTGCCCTACCTCGACTATTTGCAAATGGTCCTTGAGGATTAGCTCTTTTTCCAAATCCCATTCGATTAAAGAATGAAGGTCTTGCAGGTTGTGGACCTATTGGAGTTGCAAACTGGTTTGGATCTCCAAAAACTGCTCTATTATTTGATGCACTTAATAATTGTGCTGTTTTACCTGTATTCTTATCAATTTTCTTTTGATGCCTTAATTGTGCTTTCATTACAGCACTAAACGCAGGTCCAATAGGTCTTTCATATTGAGTACCTGGTCTAATACCAAATCCAGATGCTTCTCTTGACATTCGACTTGCTTCAAGATTTCTTAAAATTCTTGGATTATTATTTACTGTCATCATTGGCATTGGACCTTGCATTGGACCAAACATCGGACCTTGCATTGGTAATGGACCAATAAATTGTTGAGGACCAAAAGGAACAGAACTTCTACCAGCCCTTCGATTTTGATTTCTTCTATTTCTATCTATTGATTTTTGTGTTGCAGTATCAAATACAGTAGGTCCTGATACTTGCGAAGCACCTCGACTAAATTGTGCAAAATTTGACCCTCTTCTGATACTTTCTAATATTGCCTGTCTTTTTTGTAATTCAGCATTATATTCTCTTTCTGCTTGAATTAATTGTCTTGAAGCAGCTTTAAATTCTTTTGCACCTCTTACTGCTTCATTAAAATTTGTTTGTGCTTTTTTTAAAGCATTTCCAAAACCAATTATATTAGAAATTCCAAATTTAGAAGTTTGACCTATCTCACTTAAACCTTGTACTGCTTCTCTTACTTTTTTACCTGTTTGATCTAATTGTTTATTAAAAGCTACAAGTTTATTAGTATTTTTTATAGAAACTAAAAAATCAATATTATAATTAGCCACTTGCTATAAAAATTAAAACATTTTCTCTATATTACCTTCTTTTGCCTCGTAAAGCACTAGCCCTTTGTGCTTGTTCTTGTTGTTTTTTATATTGCTCATTTTCTAATTCATTATATGCAGCCCAACCTATCATCTCTTCAATAGTCAAAGTTTCACATAATTCAGCTACAGTTTTGTGTAATGTTTTTGCTAAAGAAAATAAAAATTGCCAATCTTTATTAGCTTTTTAAATCGGCTTTAGCCTCGTTTACCTCCTTATCAGCTCCAGCATTTACCATTGCTAATTGTATTTCTTCAAGGACAGATGCTTCTATTTCCCTTCTTAAAGATGCTTTATCTCCATCTTGAAAAAGTCTTTGACCATCTTTATCTAATGATTTTTCGATCATCATCTGCAAAGCATAATCGTTTACATCATCAGAATTACTTTTTTTCTGTATTGCTTCTCTTTCAGCAATAGTTAATGGATGCCAATAAACAGTAAGAATAATCTCATCATCTTGTTTGATGTCATGCTTATAAAGTTGAGAAACACCAAACTTGTTTCTTAACAGATCAACTGCTCTAGTCATATATAAAAGTAATATTACATTACTATACTACGCATTTGCTGTAAATTGGCAAGATATTAAGCCAAGAAAATGTGCAGAATCATCTAAAACAATAGGTGCAGGGCCAACAACATCTAAAACTCTAGGTTTGCAACTAAAAGTATCTGTATAATCAGAAGCATTAACAGAAGTAAGTCCATCAATAACAGCTTCTCCTAATTCAGATAAAACAGCACTACCTTTTCCTCTTGGAACATAAACATTGCATTGAATAACACCAGAATAAAAATCTTGAGATGCTCCTTGTGTTTGAGATGTAGCCTGTGCAAAATCTATTGACATAATTATGTATTTCTTAGTTTTACCAGGTGTTTTATAAACCATATTGTCATAAACCATTTCTACAGTTGGATCTACTTCTGCAACTGCATCTGTTACTGCTTTTTCAAAAGCTGCTCTGGTGTTTACTAAAGTCATAAATTAGTGTAATCAACAAATTCTTTATTTGGATCAGCAAATTGTCCAATACCACCTTGACCACCTTTAAATTTACTAGCTCCAATAGCAATCTTAGCTTTTTTATCTGTAAATATTGCATTTACAAGAGGTTTAAGTTGTCCTTGAATATATTGAGGAATTTTACTTCTTCTAGAGCCTAAAGCACTTGCAGCATATTCTGATCTATTACCTATATAAACTTTAGAAAAAAGTTTAAAATTATATTTAATATTGTTTGCAAATCTAGGTTCGACTAAAGCGTTAGGTGATGGCACACCTCTATATGAAGGTTCTATCTCACTCCATGGAGGATTATCTTCTCTTGCCTGATCTGGTCTAGGTCTTTGTGTACTAGCTGTCCAACTTGAGGCAAAAAAACCAGTATCAATAGGACTTATTGGATCTTTTTCTCTAGATAAATCTAACAATGTTGCTCGTATAAAATCATTAAAATCACGGGTTAACAAATCTTCGTTATCTTTTTTTACTAATTTACTGTTAAAAGATTTACGTCTTGCCATCACAACCTCACCAATAAAGTAAACAGATAAGTTTGGCCACCCTGTTTTGTATCTATATTAATTATTTGTCCAACTCTTGTAGATCCAGCATAAGTTATTGTAACTTCATCTTCAAAATTAGGTTGATTATTTCCTATCAAATCAGGTGTAATATAAATTTTTGCTTCTCTTCTCTCTCTTCCATCAGTTTCAGTAGACCTAACAAACTCTACAGGTACTTTTAAGTCTGAATAAGTCGTATCTATACTCACTTCTTTTCCAGTTTCAATATTGTAACTGGATTGTCCTTTTCTTGTATAAGTAATAGTTGAGTCTAAAGAATTACCTAAAGTAGAAACTATATCTTTAGCAACACTTTTTAAAAGCGAGTCAAGTTGTCCTGCCATTATCCCCTTACCACCCTAGTTTGATAACTACCCGATCCACCTAAAATATATGCTCCAAGATAACTTTGTAATTGTGGATATTTGTCTAAAACATTATTTGTAGTACCTACACCTTGACTTTGTGAATTATATTTTACCTGTATATCTCCTAATTTTACTTCAGATATATTACCCTCTGTACCAGATACACCTGTCATTGCATCTGTATCGTTTGCTAATAATCTTGCCAATTCATATTGTGCATATTTAATATTATTTGGAATAGAACTACAAGTAAGTTCGACATTATCAATTTTATAATTATTTCTAGGAAATTTTAATGCTTGACCATTATCACATCTTGTTCCATAAAAATTTAAATTATCAATCCATCTTGTAGCATCTATCAATGCTCTATTTTTTTGGTCATCTGTTTTATTGGTCCAAGTGCTTGAATCTGGTACTGTTTCAAAATATGTGTTAGCTTCTGTCAATGTGACATAGCTATTTGCAGTAGCACTTGATAATGTTGCTGTTATAGTAGCTGCCACGGTTATAAAGTAATTTTAGTTTTATTGTAGCGTAAAGAAAAAACCCCACCAATAATTGATGAGGTTTGATGACCACAAATTAATATTAAAATTAATATGTTGAAGT